CGGAGAATGGGTTTTTGATTTTTGTTTTTATTTACTCTCCTAAGAAATTCTTAATACTTCATCTCGTCCCATCCCAATCTCGGGATGGACGGATCACTCCTGGAGAAGCCTGTGAGCTTCTTCAATGCACCTGCGGCTCTCAATCCGGTTGCAACCATTGGCAACAATCTGCTGCCGGCATTAACCAGACGAGTTGTCAAGGAAACAACATTTTCTGTTGTGCTGACCACGTTTTCCAACAAACCAGTGGGCAGTGACTCGTCAGCTTTGCTGGCGGCCACCATCACTGCTGGCTCATAAGGTCCCGGGACAGCATCAACAAATCCATATAATGATGATCCTGCTTGCAAGTACTCAACGTGCATGATTGTTTCGATGTTGAGAGTGGTTGTAGTTGCAATGCCACCTGCGACAAACACAGCTATGGAACACCAACCTGTGGCCGATTCCACAATGTTAGAATTCGCGGCAAGCATATTATCAGATCGAAACCTATAGATGCCATCATCATAAGGCCGAGCTGCAACAATCACTGATTCGGTAGCTAACTGGGTAACTGAGTATTTTTCACTTAAGGGACACGTTGCCCATTGGGCTTCTGTTGTTGGCAATCCATTGTACAACGCTGAATTCAAGTTCAATGGAACGTGTGCAACCCACACATGACCTTGTGAGTTGGTGAAAGATGAGTCGGCGGAAATCTTTAACCCCCATGCAACTGTGCGATAAGTTGTCGCCAGCTGCGTAAGAGAACCATTCTGAGCTGAAGCAACAGTGCCACCACTCGTCCATGTAATAATACCAGAAGTAGTAGAATTCGGTTGAATGATGTAAGGGTTAGAAAATCCAGTAAACGCCGAAGCAGTATAGCCAGTGCTATCAACCTGGAGCGTATAACTCTCCCTAAGAACGCCAGTGCCTGATGGATAACCGAAGTCATCTGGAGCACGGATTCCTGAACAAATAGATAGGAAAGGGTTAACGCGGGCAATCAAGTACGGATGTGCGGAGCGGGTTTTCGAACCTCGCTTTCGATTTTTTCGCGGCCTAGCAACCTGTCTTTGAGGTGCGGCAACGACTAATGCTCTGGTGGTGACCCTCCTTGCGGGTCTCACTCTGTTCCTTCTAGGCATTAGATGAGCTGAACAAAACTGTTCGCGTGCGTTCACTTGTTTAGCTCTTGTAGTATTTACATGGAGTGCCAGAGGCTTAAACAATGAATGAAACAATGAATTCGTGGCGGGCTGGCCAGACAAAAATCCTCTGGCAAACGCATTCCAACAGGCGTGGTAAAAAAAAGATAGCCAAAACGACTCTGCGGAAGCGAACTGCGTATGAGCCCACCATCGTTGAAAAAAGCAAAAACAATAAGTCAAAACCAAGCCCATCAACGATTTCGATTTCAATTGAAAAACATCACCTGTAGCTTCAAGCCAAGCGATTATTAACGTACACAAAGGTCCATAAGCTCTCTTTAGGTACTCTTCGATGAACGGCCCCACTATGCACTCGCCAATCCAGCTGAGTGCACACCAATCAAAAAATCGGGACAAGTGAAAATCTAGAAGACACTCTAGTCCATTCATAGGTAGTCACCGGTTCATTGTGAGTGAACAACACTCCTCCATTGTCCACTTGAGAAATTCGGTTCCACAAAGGACCGCTCAATTTCAAAGGGAATTTTGCATGGCGTACTCTTTTTGCCTCGGTAACTAACTGTTCAACCGAAACACAGTAACGTTTAGCCATGAATTCCAAAGTGGATTCATCATAGGGATGTTCTTCTTCCAAAAAGATCTTCTCTTCCCAGCCTTCTTTTATTCTACCATGATCACCAAACTGCTCCTCAACATTCAAAAACAGTTCGCGCAAAATGGGAACAATAGAAGCATTTTCTCTGCTTCCTTGGGCGACTTGGGAAGACCAAATCATCAAGTCTTCATAACACAAATTCTTCTTGTCCCACTGCATCTTCGCTGCAGCACGGCCCAATTTCCAACTCATTATCAACTGGCCATCACATGGGTAAAAGATTGAAGAACAAAATTCCAGTTCTTCAAGTGAACAGACTTCAAATTTGGCGGTCAATCCAAACAATGCAAACATCTCGCTGGCTAATGTGTTGAAAGATTCATCAATCTTTCGATCTCCTAAAAGTCGAATGACGACGTCATCTCCCAACACAGTGTATTGGGCATCAACATCAAGATTTTTCAGCACCCACTCGACAACAAAAGTTATCAAAGCAGTGTTAAAAATAGAAGTCTGTGGTTCACCACTGAATCTTCCATTCTTGTATTTGACACTCCAACCACCCTTGATTACAAGTTTCCCCAAAGGCAAACTCTTCATCAGGTTGATAACAAAATCTGGAAATCCAGCGAGCTCACAGAGATAAACCTCTATCGCTCTAGCTGAATAATGCAGATGAGCATCCCAACGAGACATGTCACTTTTAGCCCAAGAACCAGATTTTAGAGATTGAATAAGGACTCTTTTCCCTACAATCTCAC